TCAATTCGCTTTTCGGTCTTTTTTGTCCACTGGTCCAAAGTTGCAAAGGTATATTTTACCATTATTCCAGCCTCGCGAAGAAGTCGATGCGGATATCAGAATAGCATCGGCAATTCACGGTCTCACCGGCCGGTGCGCCAAGCGACGTGTCGCCAGGATACATCATTGAATATCCGCCAACCGTGAACGCCTCACCTTGCGGCACAACCTGACCATCCGCAGCCGCGTGTGTCTCGCGCGTGCGAGCGTCGCCCGTCGAATCCCACGCCCGAACCACGTCCTTTGCCCGCACATCGTTGTTCGGGTTTTCGATCAACTGGTCCAGCGCCTCTTGCCGCCCGGCGTTCAGCGCCTTGAGCGTTTCGGTGCGGGCGATGGTTTCGCCGCGCAACGCCAGCAGGCGATCCGAGTAGCGCGCCGCCATGCGGTCGATGTCTGCCTGCGCCACAGGTCTGCCATCAGCAATGGCCCGGCGCACGATCCCGTCAAAGCGTTTGTCGCGCCGCGTGCGCGTGAAATAGTTTGCCATGCGGTCGGGGTCGGTCAGTTCCTGCCGCAGCCCCGGAATGAGCCTCTGTGTTACAGGGTCAATCCTGCCGTTGACATAGCCCGCCTGCGTGCTGTGCAGCCCCACCAGCCCGCCTTGCCGCGTGCCGTTGGTCATGCGCCCGCCAATGTCCAGGGCGGTGCGCAGCGGCCCTGCGCCTGCCTCCAGCCCGGCCCGGATCGTCTGGGCAATCATCACGCGCGTGTCGTCCACAACCTCAGTCACAAGTCGCGCGCCCAGGTCCCGCGCGATACGTTCGGCCCGCTCATTCCGCCCCCCGAAGGATTGCACAATCCGGCTGGCAATCGGCGCGCGGCGGGTGGCGTGCTGAAACGCGCCCATCTGATAATTGCCGCCAGCGGCCAGCGCCGCCGTGATTGCAGTATCTGTTTTGAACAAATCGGCGGCGTCGAACCGTAGCGCGCGGAATGCCGCGTCAACATCACCGCGCCCAATCGCCGCTTCAAGTGCCTTCATATCAACGCCAGCGCGCGCCTGTCGCATGGCTGCGACAAACTCCGACTGAACGCCGGGCCATGTGTCATCCAGAAGCTTCAGAAAAGCGCGTCTGGTGTCGCGGGTTGTCATACATCCACCTCAACCTGCGTCAGCCCCATCGCGGCGAGCGTTGCCAGCGCGTCGTCACCCACACAGGCCGTCAACTTGTCGGGCATGGCCGTCACAGGCGTCAGGCTGAACACCAGCGCCGCTTGTGCACGCCCAGCACCTGCCATGTTGACGGTGTTGTCAGTGTCCCATGCGGGGCGCTGTAGGCCGCTCTGCGCCGCCGTTGTGAATGCGTCAGACACGATCAAGCTTGCGCAGGCGTACAGATTGCCCCCCGCGTCCTGCCAGTTTAGCCCCACGTAGGTTTCTGCATCGTCGGGACGGTAGCCTAGAACCATTGCTAGGTTGTTGGCATCATCCCGCAACGCATTAGGGCAAGCGATTGTCAGCCTCATTAGTAGCCTCCTGTTACTGTGACGGTCCAGCCGCGTGACCGTAGCGTGTCGATTGCCGCCTCGCCAGTTGATGAAGGTGCAGAGCCACCCGATTGGTCAAACACTTGCGTTCCGGTGGCAATGCCGGATGCCACGAGCGACACTAGGATGTTGTCGATGCTGGTTTGTGTCAGGGCGGTGTTTGTAAATGCGTCGTTGAAGTCTCCGCCTTTTACGTTGTCGAAGGCATTAGCTGGGAAACTCGTTAGGCTAGAGCAGCCGTACCACGCTCCCCGAAAGCTATTCCCAGAAGATGTGTCGATGAGCGGGAAGCTAGTAAGGCTAGAGCAGTTAAACCACGCGTCTCGAAAGCTATTCCCAGAAGATGTGTCGATGAGCGGGAAGCTAGTAAGGCTAGAGCAACCAGCCCACGTTCCCCGAAAGTCAGTCCCCGAAGACGTGTCGATAAGGGGGAAACTGGTCAGGCTTGAGCAGTTGCGCCAAGCAAATCCAAAGTCAGTCCCTGCCGATGTGTCAATAAGCGGGAAGGATGTTAGGCTGGCACAGCCCCGCCAAGCATTAGTGAAATCAGTCCCTGCGGATGTATTAATCAGGGGGAAGCTGGTGATTTCCGACCAATCTTGCCAGAAATTGCTAAAGTCTGTCACAGCCCCATAGCTAGCAGTCGCGCCATTCTCCACAAAGTAAGCCTCGATCGCAGCAGCCTCACCTTCACTCAAAGCCCCGTCGCGGATCACCTGCCCGACGATTGCATTGCCGGGGAAATACAGGCCATCCCTGCCGCCAATGTCATAAGCGCCCGCTGGAATTGTCACACCGTAGGAAGCCGTCCCTTGATCCGTGCCGAGAACCATTGTGCCAGTAAAGCCGCCCGTTGGCACTGTAACGGACAGGCGATCATCAACCTTGTCAAGCGTGGCACGGTCGGGGCTGGTTTGGTATGTCGGACGCGCCGCAGCCGTGGCTTGCGTGGCGTGATTATCGTTGCCGGAATTGTCCAGCATCAGCCCAACAGGTTGTCCCGCCGTTGTGACAGGCGTGGTGCCTGCGCTATCTTGGAACAGCGTGGACAGGTCGGATGGACCGTACCATGCACCTGCAATGCCGCCTGCGCTATCTTGGAACAGCGTGGACAGGTCGGATGGGGAGTAACCCCCCGTTACTGTGACGGTCCATCCGCGAGAGCGCAGTGTGTCGATTGCCGCCTCACCTGTTGCCGATGGGGCAGAACCGCCCGACTGGTCAAATACCCGCGTTCCGGTGGCAATGCCGGATGTGACGAGCGACACTAGGATGTTGTCGATGCTGGTTTGGGTTAGGGCGGTGCTGGTAAATGCGTCGGTGAAGTCTCCGCCTTTTACATTGTCAAAGGCATTAGCTGGGAAGCTCGTCAGGCTAGAGCAGTTATACCAAGCCTGATTGAAACTAGCCCCTGCTGACGTGTCGATCAGAGGGAAGCTCGTCAGGCCCCTGCAGTCGCGCCACGCTTGCTGAAATCTATACCCCGACGATGTGTCAATAAGGGGGAAACTTGTGAGACCGGAGCAGCCTAACCACGCCGCAAAAAAGTCATCGCCGCTGGACGTGTCGATCAGAGGGAAGCTCGTCAGGCCCCTGCAGTCGCGCCACGCTTGCTGAAAGTCTGTCCCCGCCGATGTGTCGATCAGAGGGAAGCTGGTTAGGCTAGAGCACTCGCGCCAAGCATTAGTGAAATTAGTCCCTGCGGATGTGTCAATAAGGGGGAAGCTGGTGATTTCCGACCAATCCCGCCAGAAACTTCCAAAGTCGGTCACAGCCCCATAGCTGGCCGTCGCGCCATTCTCCACAAAATAAGCCTCGGTCGCAGCAGCATCCCTCGCACTCAAAGCCCCGTTGCGGATCACCTGCCCGACGATTGCATTGCCCGGAAAATACTGACCGCCAATGTCATACGGACCAGCAGGAATGTTCACGCCGTAGCTTGCTGTCCCTTGATCCGTTGCCAGAACCATCGTGCCAGTAAACCCGCCCGTTGGTACTGTAACGGACAGGCGATCATCAACCTTGTCCAGCGTGGCGCGGGCGGGACCAGTCTCGTATGTCGGACGCGCCGCAGCCGTGGCTTGCACCGCGTGGTTGCCGAGGAGTTCGCGAACAGATACGTTATCAATAACTGTAGTTGATCCCGAATTGGTGTTTCTGATTGCAATCGAATTCACGCTACCATTTGTGAGTACAATGGCTTTATAAGACCCCGAAGAAGAAGCGCTCAGTGAAAACGGCGTGCCGCCAGTAGTGCCATCATCACTGGTTTTTCCAACAAATTGGACATCGCCCGCGCTGACACTAACAATGTCAAACATGATTTCCAGCAAAGTCCCTGCCGCGTAGTTTACGGTTTGAAATGCGCCACGGTAATTCGCAGAAGTCGTAAAGGTTGCTTGACCTTCCGCTATTGTTAGATTTGTTCCACCAAAAATACCTAGCCAATCCGTGTCAGTTGCAAAATCCCCATTCGTAACCAACTCCGGCCCCCGCACCAGCCCCTTGCTTTTATCCAGCATCAGACCCACAGGTTGTCCCGCCGTTGTGACGGGCGTGGTGCCTGCGCTGTCTTGGAATAGCGTGTCGATGTCGGATGGACCGTACCATGCGCCCTGCTCGCTAGAGGCAAAGAGGTCTGCGATGGAGAAGGGGACTGCGCCGCCGCCGGATCGCATTG